TCTCGTGCAAACCGAGCAATCGCTTTATACAGCTGGAACCCCCGGAACCTCTCGTGAATTCCGTCAGGGCGAAACAGCACGGAGGAACCGTCGGGTAGCGTCAACCACCGCTTGAACAAACGGTAGAGGGGCAGGGAATCCGTGCTGCTCAGTTCTTTTCCGCCCGGAAAGCAGTTCAGAAATATGGAGGATGCAAGACGTACCAGGTCGAACGAGGAATTGGGTTTGACTTCAGGGTACTTTGGATTGTAAAAAGGCTGAGTATTGTACTGTCCGCCCGCTTCCTCCTCCTGCTCGAACTGGTCGGACATGAAGAATTTCGAATCCCGCATCTTTGGCAGTTTTACAGAGAAGGTGGCCCTGTCAAAATCTATAATTTTAATGAGACAGCCGAAGGTGGGGACGCGATATGTTCTTCCACCTAGATTATAGTATAGAAACTCACTGTCGGTCCGGACGTACATGACGTTCATCACGTGGAGATCATTGTGCACGAAGCCAAACGTCCGCTGGGCATAGGCCAGTGCAAATACGACCTGAATGATCCACGCATACCGCTTCGACCAGTCGGGGTTCTCTTTGAAAAGTTTGTACATGGTTCCTTCGCATTTCTCCATCGCCGTAATTTGAATGGGAGCATCGTCAAACACGGCGTGGGCAAAGGCTTCGTCCTCTTCGAGCTCGTCGAAACCGTTCTCCTCCTCCATCGAATCGTCGGTCGAGCAGGATCGGACTTCAAAGACATAATCGGTCGAATTTCCCGACTCGTACGACGATTGATCGTCCTCCTCTTCTTCGCTATCATCGTCTTCGTCTTCTTCCGCCGCTGCAGGTGTTGCTGCTGCAGGTGCTACCGGCTCAATATCCTGGACGCCAAGGTCGACGGGGCCGTCCATATCTTCGAGCTCCACGAGAGTCGATGACGGTTTTTTCAACCGGAGCTCAAAAAAGTGCCCGATGTTTTGCGAGAACCACGCCCGGTCACAAAGGTCTTCGTAATCGTCGGAAATGTTCAAAACATGCGTTGCAGAAATTCCGGAAAAGACCCCAAACACCTTCGGGAAATGCAGGCACCCGGTCTCGGACAGGGCGATCGAGGCAAGCGACCCCACGTATGCTGCATTGTAGGCGGACTGTAGCCGTTTGGTGGCCTCGTCCTCTTTGTGTGGAAGCCCGGTTCCGGCATAGTCACCACGCATAACACTGTAGGCCGAGTAAAGCATGGTTTTCTTGAGGTGAACCTTCTGCTCCTTCCCTGCGACAAAGACAGTATCCGCATCCACGATCGTCTGGACGGCGTAGCGGGTCCGGATGCCGTAGGAGTAGGGGTTTCGAATTTCGTCGAGCTTGAACAGTTTTTGGATGGAGGGAAAGTAGGGCTGGATACGGCGGAGCCCCCACATCTTCTGAGCCTGCTCCTGCAGTCCATGGAGATTCGAGTACCTCTGAATCTCTATAGGGACAATCGATGTTCGCAGATCAGGAAGCGGCTTTGGCATTATTAAGCATTCATGAAAGAACCATTCTGTTTTTTACGCTGTTTCTCGCTATACCGGACCGACAAGTCCAAAATCGAGCCTTCTTCGGGCACCCAGTAGTCAAACAAGTCGCCCAGCAGAGTATTGAATACGTGCTTCAATTTCGAAGATAGATCGTTCAGGAAAATGAAAATTGCAAACATGAAGAACATCCCGCTCGTGTAGGAGTCGATAAAATCCTCCAGACCCTTGCGAATCGGAATGATCGGGGCTGCAGTGTCAAGGTAGTACGTCAACCAAAATGCAGTTATGGCGATGATCATGAGCTCAACGGCAATGTCGTAGATATGAAACCACAACCCCTTTCTCTCCCATTCCTTCTTTGACGTTTCGTTAGAGGGGTCGTACGGGTCAAATGCGTACCACAGTACATACGATAAAACAGCACCCGCCACAGTGTAGATTAGAGCAAATATTGCAATGTTGGCCGTCACACGGATCGAGTCGCTTTGAGTGAGTTTTATAGAATGAATGTTGTATGCATATTCGTCTCTCTTCGCCATTATTGTTTAGAACGCCTAAAAAATAGGAGAGCTACAGAGTATGAACTTTAGCATACGCAAATTTAACATGGAGGTCATCAAGGAGAGGTGTGCCATGGACTCCCGAAAATCGCCAATGATTGTGATTATTGGTAAGAAAGATACTGGGAAATCTTTCTTGGTTCGCGACATTCTCCATCATACGCAAGACTGCTTCCCGATCGGCACCGTCATTTCGGGCACGGAGGTGGCCAACGAGTTTTTCCAGCACATGGTTCCTTCGAAATTGATACACGACAAGTACAAGCCCGAAATTATCACGAACGTGATTCGCCGCCAGTTGGGGCTGAAGCAGCAGCGGAACCATACTCGATCGTCTGGCGTGGATCCTCGTACTTTTTTGATTCTGGACGACTGTCTGTACGATGCGTCATGGATCCGCGAAGAGTCTACGCGGTACGTGTTCATGAACGGCCGCCATATTGATCTGACGACCATGATCACTATGCAGTACCCGCTCGGCATCACGCCCAATCTGCGTACCAACGTCGATTTCGTCTTTATTCTCCGCGAAAACATTCTGGGAAACCGCAAACGCATCTACGAAAATTACGCAGGCATGTTTCCGACGTTTGAAATGTTTTGTCAATTCATGGACCAGTGTACGGAAAATTACGAATGTATCGTCATCTGCAACTCCAGCCCGTCTAACAAGCTTGAAGATCAGGTGTTTTGGTACAAGGCTAGCGATCACGGACCCTTTCATCTGTGCGACGAATCGCTGTGGGTCGATAATAAACCGTTCAGTTCGACAATGTTGGCGGCCACAGAGTATAGTGCCGACAAGGTTGGGCGAAAAGGCGAAACGATTTGGATAAAAAAGGGGGGAGTTTAACACAAATACAATGTACGAAATAGTCGTGTTTGAACACAACACATTGTACGATTCCTGCACGACCGATTCTTCGGACGAGGCATTGACGATGTTCGTCGATATGTGTGGCAGGTATGTAAGTCCGGAATATGTAGCGGAGAACGAAGCATCGTTTGGCGTAGGAGACATGTTTCTTAGCTACGCCGATCATTCCGGTGGAGACAAACCTATGCTCGTTTTATGGATAGGAGACATAACGGACGAGATGGCTTCAAAGGCCGAAGAGAGGCTAAAAAAGCTGTACATTCGGATATGTGAAGACTGCAATACGAACGAAATTACAATTACAGAAAGAATATGCAAGACATGTGCAGATCTTTAATACGACCAACTTATAATATAATTCACTTCGGCGTTGGCAAACCACTGGATTGCGTCGTGGAATTTGTTGTGATCTGCGGGCGTCCACTGGACGTCTGCGTTGTCATTCAAATCGATCTCTTCCCACCTCGGAAATCTGTCTAGAAACTCTGCCGCGTCGACAATCGTCTCGTCATTGCCGAAGGACCGAGTATATTCGTAATATAATGTTCCGCGGAGATTTATGTACTTTCGGTACTCTTCGGGAACAATCGCGATTTGTGTAAGATCAAAGACTGACTGTCCCTGATTCGTTAAGAAGAACGGACGGCCCGTGTCTGCACATACGAGAATCGCACAGGAAATATTCATGTCAAAGCCCATTTTGTATGAGTTTTGATATAAATATGTTTTTCGAATCCGTTTTTACACTATTTATGCGTCACGCAGTGCTCCCTCGGCCGGATGAGCCGGCGATGACGCCGCCGCAAGAACCGCCGACAACGTCTGCTGATCTGCCACGGCCGGGTGAGAGCCGCCCGCATTCGCCAGACGACGCTTTTCGTTCTCCGCCTTCTGCGTCTTGATGGACTCCTCACGCTCCTCGGCAAAGAACAGCTCACGGTTCGCCTCGTTCTCCTTGTACTTCCGCATGATCTCGTTCAGCTGAGAGTTCGCGTACTCGACGTTCTCCATCAGGTGCTCCGACGGCTCCCACGGCAGCCAGCAGCCCATGCGGCCAATCATAATGTTGTCCTTCGGGTACTTACGCTGCAGGACCTTGGACCACAACTGGGCCTCCTCGTACGAGGGGAATGCTCGCCGCACTTTGACGCCACGAATGTTGCACTGGAAGTTGTTTGCCCGGTCGTACGACTCCTGCAGCTCCTTCTCGTGCTTCAGCAGGAAAACCTGATACTGCTCAGGGACGTCCGTCTTCTTAATCTCCTCCTTGTGGGTCACCTCGAACTCCCGAAAGTCTTTCATGATCGAGTCAATGTCGATTGAGTACTTCTTTGAAAGGTAGGCCACAAAGTGCTCGACACCCTTGACTTTCCAATCGTAATCCATCCACTGAATGAACTTCTTGAAGAAGAAGTCGCGTTTCTGCTCAATCACCTTCTCCGGCGACAAGAAGGAGACGATGCAGTAACGTTGGTTGGGCAGCTCGGGGTCCTCCTCAAGGTAATCCACGACGCCGTCCATATCATGCGTAGGGAGTTCGACACGCTGCTTGCTGCTCATTATGAAAACTATAGAGGACATCTCTCTAAACGAAACGCCTCTCCCAAAAAACTCTCTGGGGGTAAGTATAAAAATGTGGATGATGGCAGTCTATGCAGCGGTTCTCTTCTATCTTCTGACCCCCGGTGTCCTGGTGACCCTCCCCCCGGGAGCGTCTCGCATGACGGTCAACCTCACTCACGCGGCGGTGTTTGGCGTGGCATGGATGCTCACGCACAAGATGGTGTGGAAGCTTATGGGCGGCCACAAGTAAAAGCGTTATTGTAGATAATAGACAATGATCAAGGACGGGCTCGACGTTCTTATTTCAAAGGTCAATTGGAAGGTAGGGACTTTTTCCCTCCTCCCCATTGCGTTTGGTGTCGGCATGGCACTGCTGGACGTGATCATGATGTTCACGGCAAAGTTTGTTCACTTGAAAGCAGTCTCGTATCCTGTGGGTCTCACGGTGGCCACAGGAGTCTACGCAGTACAGCCCTACCTGTTCATGAAGGCGATGAACTATGAAAACATGACGGTGACGAATCTTATCTGGAATCTCGCCAGCGACGTTATTGTGACCTTCTCTGGAATTTTCGTGTTTGGCGAGTCGATCAAGGGCTTGCGATGGCTGGCAATCCTAATGAGCTTGTTTTCGCTCGGACTTTTCGCCTATACGGATAATTGAGGAGTTTGAAAAAATATCGTTGAGTCATTATAAAATGGACTCTGCCCCGAAAGCCGCACCCCCTGCCCCCCCGATGATGGGTATTGATATCCCGGACCTCGTCAAGCGTCTCGTCAAGTACGCCCTGGAGGGCCTTGCGGTCGGCATCGCCTGCTGGCTGCTCCCGGGCAAGAAGCTCCGCGTTGAGGAGATCGGCACGATCGCCCTGACTGCCCTCGCCATGTTCGCCATCCTCGACATCTATGCCCCTTCGGTCGGATCGTCGGCCCGTACGGGTGCCGGCTTCGGTCTGGGTGCCAACCTGGTCGGCTTCCCCGCTCGCATGTAAGCTCGATCCTATTTTCACCCACGCAGCATAAACGCATAATGTTAAAACTCGGAAATATGTGGTACGAGGTTCCCGATCGGCAGAATATACCCGCCGTATGGATCATGCTCAAAGACAGCAAAAAAACAGCAAACGCCGCCATGGTAGAGTGGCAGGCGAAACAACGGAAAATAGCCGCACTGTTGTATCCCGTATTGAATAATGAGCAGCAACACAGGTAGCACGGATACACTCTATGTGTCCCTGTTTCTTGTAAGTATACTCGTCATCGCCGGAGGACTCTTTTTCGCCCAGCAACGATGGACCTTGCCCGAAAGCTACCTGTCGAAAATCTTGACGGCTGGATGGTTCACCCTCGTCGCCATCGTGATCTTTGTCGGCTTTTTCTGGGCGTTTCGCGGATTTCCTCCAGGAAGCCGTCTAGTCGCAATGGATCTCCCCACCGAGAATGACCTCCTTGCCAACCAGGCGACCTTTATGTTTTTTTATACGGACTGGTGCCCGTATTCGCAAGACGCCATACCGAAAGTCAAAAGCCTCGCCGGCGTCGTCGAAGGAGCAACGTACGGTGGAAAAACAGTCGATGTAAAGCTTATTCAGTGCGACACCGAGAAAAGCACATGCAGAACATACGGTGTAACGGCGTATCCCACATACAAGCTCATCACGGCATCGAAATCATATGAATATTCGGGCCCGCCGCGAACCTCGACCTACGAGCAGTTCCTGGTTTCGGCACTGGGTGCAAAGTCAAAGTCAAAGTGACGAAAACACTCGGCCCCCTTTTGAACGACAGCCTCTGCAGTTTCCTTGGAAGACCAAACATTCATCGCGGATGTTTCGTCGTCTACGAGCAGGCACGTCATGGTTGGATAGCTTTCGTGTATCTTTTGACAGGCACGGATCGTATTGAGATTGTGAAAAGTTTCCATGAAGGCGTTTGGTCGTATCGGAACCGACCGAGTAATAAGAAGAAACAGCGTCCGCTCCCGATCCTCGCGAGGAATGACGTCCATAATATTGCTGCACAATACCGACCCGTCCACAAACGTTCCGCACCCGAACGTATGCGGCTTATACACAAGCGGAATACTCGTTGACGATCGAATGGCGTCCCAGACCCGAACATCCTTCCCAAAAATCACGGTTCGGACATTTATGCAGTCTGTTCCGACAATGTGTAGCGGTATACGGGCGTCACGTATCCGGAGATGGTCGAACGCCATACCCCTCTTCAAAAAGTCCTGCCGGAGCCTTTCCAAAATTATACGCCCGTCGTCCAGACCCCGGGCCTCTGAAAAGTTTAGCAGGGAACGCAGGTCTGGAGGCGACAATGGCACGCCCGCCCAGCCTACGATGATATCCGATATTTCGTCCATCGAGAAGCCGAACGCGACGTAGGTTCCTACGATCGCCCCAACGGAAATACCGTACACACCGCCTGGGAACAGTTTGTACATGAGTGGTTCGCCGGTTCGACCTGCCAATTCTGCAAGGGCACCGACCTGAAGACCTCCACGCATGCCTCCCCCGTTGAGAGCGAGAATCATTGTCGTTCTTTTCTCGGAAGTATGAAAATGCTTCGGGCTACTGACCTATGGAAGCAGCAGGAACAGCAGAAGACGGCGAGCATGCAGGCGATGCGACCCGTCCTCTCCAACCTGTGCAGCCAGATCAAAACTCACTCCGCCATGAATCCGCATGCACCCTATATGGCCTACGAAGTCCCGTCTTTTGTCTTTGGATACCCACTGTACAACCATCGCGAAGCAGTAGCCTACGTCAAGGAAACTCTCGAAGAACAGGGATTCAAGGTTTGGGTTGCAGGGGCAATGGCGACAACCCTCATGATTTCGTGGATCAAACCGGGAAAAACTACGGCAAAACCGGTAGCAAAGTCAGGTGATTATCGACCATTCGTGTACGACGAGGCCGCGATGGAGGCTACGCTGAGCCGGTTGCGGTAAATAATATTAGGTTAAAACGGACTTTAATGTAGACATGTCGGGATTGTGTACAAGAATGTGCGACCATCCCGAGTTGTCCATTGTCGTCGAGGAGGGCCAGAATGTCTGCACTCATTGTGGCTCTATTTTAGACCAAGTGATTTCCGAGGGTGCCGAGTGGAGGTATTATGGTGCCGACGATCGCAACGACGACCCGACGCGTGTCGGTCTTGCCATCCACAAGCTTTTGCCCGAATCATCCTACGGATCCATGGCCATGAACAAGAAAGTCAGCTCACCTCAGTTCAAAAGTATACAGCGTCTGTCCGCCTGGTGCCTCGCCTCGCATTCTGAGCGGTCGTGGTTGGCAGCTCTCGAGCTTCTCAATCAGTACGCATACCGCAACGGGTTTACGAAGGCGATTCTACAGGAAGCCTGTGCTCTTCTCAAAGCTCAGGAGGATGCTCTCAAATTGCGTGGAGAAACTCGCAGGGCTCTTATGGGAGCAGTCTTCTTTGTGGCCTGCCGTCGGTTCGACTGTTCCAGGACACACGAAGAGATTGCGGAAATGTTCAAAGTGAGCACTCGGTCGCTGTCAAAAGCCATTCAGAGGTTCGGGTTCGTCGCCGAGGAGAATCCGTTGCTGAAGACACAACTTTCACTGGCCGAACGTATGATGAACGGACTGTCGGCGAGCGAGGATCAGCGGACAGAGATTCTCGCGTCGATACGGGGAATCTTCAAGTCTCCTGACGAAGAGCTGGAACATACGCCGAAAGTTATGGTCGCCGGCTTGATTGCAAGGGTTATGTCGAAGGCGATTACCGAAAAAATAGCTCTACGGAATTTCATGAAGGAGTTTTCAAAGCATTCGGGGGTATCGGTGGTGAGTGTGCAGAAAGTTATGCATTGCCAAGGTACGATATGATAAAGGGTGCATTTGCCGGAACGGTAACAGTCGCTATACCGGGGTTTACTATACCTGCAGCAAAGCCGCCGATTCCAAGCTGTAGTATTCTCCCTGGAATATCCACGTACAAAATCGAGGGGTACGGCACGCCCGGAAACCCCGACTGATTTGGAGTCTGGACGCCGCTTAGTACGACTGGACCTACTTGAATATGACCTGCATTCGTTCCGTAGATGTATATTATACTTATACTTGTAGGCCCCTGGCCATTCTGAAGAGTTCCTCTCCACGCCGGACTGATATAGGGAATGATTTGGTAGTACCCTTGCGAACCAAACACGATATTGGAAGACGCATTCAGATAAACGTTTGGATTCTGACTCGAAGCTTTGAACGTAGGTGTTATCCAGCCAAACGCGGCATTCGGTAGGTTTGAAATCGCAAGTGTGGAAAACAAGACGTTCGCCTGAACGTTTACAGGTGCGACGGTAATTTCTTTTGTCGACAAGTTGTACTGAACGTTGCAAAGCCCCGCAGTCGTAATATCCGGGCGAATCGGAGCTATAAACAGCGAGTTGCTTTGTGTTTGGTATGTTTTATCAACAAAGTCTCCCCCCGTTGCATTCACAATAATTGTACTGTTTCCCTGCCCAGTGGCGGCCGCATTTGTTCCGATCACAATTGAATTCACTCCAGTCGTTATGCCGCTATTGCGAGTTCCGGCGTTCACACCGATGGCAATTGAATTCGAAGGCTGGAAATTTCCACCCGCACCGCTTCCAAGTGCAATAGCACCTACGCCCTGATTTTCCCTGCCGGCACTGTTTCCAATGGCAATTCCCAACTGGCCTTGATTCGAAAGTGCTGCGGCACATCCGATCGCTACTCCGTACGAGTATTGGGCGCCATTCCCCTGATTCGAACTTCCTGCCGCCCACCCGATAGCGACGGACTGTACTCCTTGACCCGAAAGACCTGCATTAAACCCTACTGCAACAGCATACCCATTTTGATTCAGGTAGCCGGCACCGTCCCCGATCGCCACGCTACTGCCGCCTTGATTTATCTGCCCCGAAACCCTGCCTATTCCGATAGATGCAGAGCCTTGGTTCGACTGAACAGGATAGGTTGAATCCGAATGCATGCCTATCGA